GGAGTAGAGACTTTCAGGATGTGCAAAGTCAACAGTAAATAAATATTTTCCTGGGTGCCATTTTTTATCTTTTCCTATATACTTACCGGCTTGTCCTGCTAATATGTCGAAAGAATGAACAGAAGGATAATAACTAAAACAATTCCAGAGCTGAAGTTCATCAAGTCGTCTTGCGGGCACTCTGGATGGGTCAAATCCCTTTTGAATAAACGCGCTAATTGGTAAGCGATAAAATATTGCACCGTTTTCCATAATAGCATGCCATAGAATGCTCCGACCTGTAATAGCGCTAAGACCAAAGATAATGCAGTCTTCAACTTCTCCGTGATGTTTTTGTAAATCATATAAATATTCCCTTTTTATTTGTGCATAAGTTGGTGGTATATTCGCATTTAAATAGGCCATAGTTTATCCTCATTTAATTGTACCCCAATTTGGACCTGATTGATAGTCCACTTTGTTAGGCACTTTAAGTTTTATCGCATCTTCCATGATAGATTTTATTTTATCTGCTTGCTCTTCATCTTTAATAGAAAAACAAAGTTCATCATGAATTTGTATGTGAGGTATGATACCTTGTTCGTATAAATCCACCATTGCTTTTTTTGTCATATCAGCAGCAGATCCTTGTATTAACCTATTCAAAGCTTTGTATGTAAACGCTGGTTTATAGTGTCTATCAAAATATTTAAGATTAGGATCTCCTGGTTGAGAGCTCTTAGCAAGTCCTGCAAGATATCTATTTTCTGCTTCTTCTTTTTTAAGAATTGGTACTGGTATTTTAACTATTTGTTTTTTACCATCTATCTCTTGATAATCACTTATTTCAAAAATTCCTTTTTCAGGATTCCACTCTTTGTTAACAGGTTCCCACTTATCAAATCTACAGAATCTATCCTCTAGTGTATAAATATTTTTATTGTTTTCTGCAAAATCTTGTAATCCTTGTGATAGTTTTCTAACAAAAGGCACCTGACTGTGGTATTTTTCAAAAAGTTCTTTTGCCTCATCATCTTCTAATTCTAAAGATCTAGCTAATTTATTTTTACCCATGCCATAAAAAAGACCTAGATTGATTGTTTTTGCCTGTTTCCTGGTAATTTTAGCCATTCTAGCAACGATTTCGTGAAAATCGGTAGTTGGGTCCTCTTTATACTCTTCAGCCATCTCTTCGGCGCCATAAAAGCCATTTTTTAAAGCATAGTGCACAACCAGTCTAGGCTCCTGTTGTGAGTAGTCAAATGATCCCCATTTGTGGTCTTTTTCTGGTAAAAACAATTCTCGTATCTTACTACCTAATTCACTTCTAGCAGGTATCTGTTGTAGATTAGGATTACGCATAGAAAACCTGCCCGTAACTGTTCCGCCTTGATCTGATCTTATTTGATTTATATCTGCGTGTATTCTGCCTTTGTGTATAAACTTTAAAATACCGGTTACAAAAGTGTTGAATAGTTTATCTAATTGTCTGGCTTTTGCAATCATTTTTAAATATTTATTTGTATGTGATTCTAAATATAGTTTTGTTATACTAGCTCGCCCTGTTTTAGGTGTTGTTTTATAATCTGTAATTTTTTGATGATCTAATAAAGGCTGAATGGAATCTGCAGCCCAAATATCTATATCAAGATTAGTTTCTTTTTTAATTGTTTTTAATATTTCGGCTTGTTCTTTTTTAAGAGTATCGCCAAATGTTTTTGCTTTTTCTTCATCTACTCTTACTCCTAAGAATCTCATCTCAACAAGACATGGAAATAATCTTGTTTCTATATCAAATATATTTTCTAAAGTTTTTTTATTTTTAGATTCTGTTCCTATTGGAGTTTTAATAATCTTTTCAAATCTTTTCCAAAGTCTTAACGTAAGTGATACATCTTGCTCTGCATATTCTGCAACTAAATCATATGGTAGTTTATGCATGTTAGTCATCGGATCAGATATTCCATGTAATTCTTTTGCTTTATCTGTAAGATCGTACTTGTATTTACTATCGTCTAAATAATCTTTTGCTAAAGAGTCTAAGGTATATTTAGGTCTATTTTCATCTATAATAGATGCTGCAATCATAGTATCATACACTGGACCTTTTAACATCATACCTGTAGCTGCACGTATCCAACAAACGTCATACATGGCATTGTGAAATACTTTTATTACATTTTCGTTTTGAAAAATTATTTTGTTTAATTTTTTCCAGACTCTATTTTTGCCGTGGTTATTTCCTTTGTGTGCTATCGGATAATATAATTTTATATTGTTAAATGCTACAGCTATACCACACACTTTACCTTTACCTATGATGGCCCCTGATCCGTGAGTCTTGAGGTCTGGATCGTATGTCTCTAAGTCAACAGCAACAACATCATTATTTTGTATTGCATCTAGTTCCTCTAGTTCTGGTATCACTTATAGTCCCTTTCTATAATCATTTCTATAAAATGTATTGCTTTCAATAAATCTTCCTTACCATTTTTATCTTGATGTCTAATGATGTATTTAATAGCACATCCTTCTGGATATAGCAATTTATTCTCAACAACAAACTTACTTGGCTGAATGACATACTTTTGATAGTGACTCCCACCATGCTGTTTATCCCAAACTTTGCTCATGAGTATCCTCCTTTCCTGCAAATGTTAAATTAGTTGAACTTTTTAATAACCATAAAGTTTTCTTTGCACGTGAACATGCAACAAATTTCATTCGTTTCTTTGAAAATAAATCTTCTTCTTTTGTTAATTTAAAATCAAAGACTACGTTATCAAATTCTTTACCTTTAATTGTATGTATGTTTTCTAAAAACACTCTTTTGTCCTCTAAATCTCTGTCATTCATTACTATCTGACGTATGTAATTTTTCATGTGTATTGTATCTACTTTGCTAATCAACTGAAAATCATTTATGTTTTTTATACCTGGAACGACAAACCCTTTGTTGACTAACCAGTTTATGTCGTAACTTCCGTTGTCTTCATCTTCTAATTGTTGAATAGTCTTTCGTGTATATTGTGGGTGCATAGCTTTAAACATAGCTTTAATTTTTGTTAATGATCTTTTTTCTCCGTTAGCAAAACCTATAAATTCTCTTTGGTTTTTAACGTCGTTGGTTGGATATTTAAATTTAAACTTACTCTTTTCTTTGTTTGGTATCTTAACAGGAATTCCTATCTGCATGATGTAACTTATCATATCTCTTGGTTCACCACCTCTGTAAGTAAATATAAAGTTTTCATCTGTATTTAATATTCTATTTTTTAACTCAGACGCAAAAGGGTCTTGCGTCAAACTCGATAAATAAAATAATTCACCTTCTACAGTTTGACCATTTTCTTCTCTTGGTTTCCATACTCTGGTGTAATCATACTCTTGCCAAATATCCTGTATTATCTTTTTACAATAATCATTTACTACTCTAGGACATCTGTATCCTTGTTCTAATTCTATCTCTGGATTAGCAAACTCTTTGTGAAAAGAATCTGGATCTGCACCAGCAAACTCAAAAATAGCCTGGTCTGGATCTCCTGCTTTGTAAAAGTAATCTACATTTTTTGACATTACTTCCTCTGCTTTTCTTTGTATGACACTAGAGTCTTGTGCTTCGTCTACGATTAATACCTTTATGTCTCTGCAAAGTTTTTCAGATTCTTCTTTGTTGTTATAAAAATCTTCTACCATATCCTGAAAGTCTAATATCTTTGTGGTTCTACCATTTATCTTTTCGTTAGTTTTAAATTTTATGTAGTCTTTCTCCATTTCAATTAGTTCTTCAATAGTATATTCATAATCTTTCTTTTCATCAAAGCTTAAATTTCTGTAATACGCTAATACCTCTTTACCATTGTCTCTTGCGAAGCTCATAAATTTAAAAAAAGGATGTATTGCAAACAAACCTTGCACGCTGTTAAACTTTTTATTTGATGTGTACTTATCAAACATTGGATAAATATTTTTTAATATTTCGTAGTCTTCAATTAAAAAAGCTTTTCCTGTTATACGATTCTTACAAAACTTGTGAACTGTTGTAACGTTTTCCTCTAACGTTGCTTTTGATTGTTTTACTAAATGAAATATTTCTTTTCCTGTCTTTATTTGAAAAGTTTCTATACTTTTGTTTTCAGATATTTTACCTCTAATATGGTCAGCTGCAGTATTCGTATGAGATATAACCATTATATCTGTTGGCGAGTATTGTTCTAAATGCGTGTAGTATATCTCAACTAACTTTGTTGTCTTACCTGTGCCTGGTGGTCCTGCAATTCTAATCTTTTTCATGTTCTATTTCTTTCTTTTTGGGTGTTACAGGTATCGCTTGATCTCCTAATACAATATATTGTTCCGGATCAGAAATAAAATGCCATGTTGGACAAGAGACATCTTTATCTAAAGCTTTGTTGTATACTTTGCCTCTTAAATTTTTAGCCTGCATTATATGTTTTAAATTAAAA